GTCAGGTGACGGCGGAAATGCGGGCTTTCAATCCACCTTGAATATAGATGGCACCACCACCAGCAGTATTGATCGTATTGGAGTTAACGTCGGCCATAGCAACCAACGCTTCCCCATGACCAAGAACAACAGGGTGTTTCAGTCCAACTGGAACCTCCATGAACTGAAACGTCGTATCCTGTGCATTCACAGGTTGGGTAAACGTAAGGCAACGGAGGAAATGCCAGTCGTCTCGAGCAGCATCAGCTGCTAACGAAGGTGTGGCGACCTCCCAAGTAGAGGTAAGTGTATTGTACTTGGAAATGTAAATGCCCACACCCAGGATGTACAACCCAGCCAATGCTGGATTATAAAAGGATACACATCCGTACACCTCATCGACCTGACATTCACCAATCGACGGCGGGGCATTACTAGCCGTCGCCGCCGCTGGTATGATAACCAGAACGAACCCAACACAGGAACCAACTGCGGTATTAATACCAGCAGCTCCCCAACTTACCAGGGGATTAAGGGCTCCTGCACCGTTGATGTACCCACCACCAACGACCCAGTCCGATCGTGATCGGACATCATACTTCTGGCTACCTCCTCTTCGTCCTCCTCCTGCTCTCCGAAACGCCCTTGCGCGTTGTCGTACCATAAAAACCTCCCAAAGAAGTAAACATCGCTCGCTTATCCCCACCAGTCACGCGATGGTTAATGACTGGCAGTTGTCGGGTAACGGTGGCACTTGAATCACCCAAACTTATGGGTAAACGCTCAGTTTGTAGATCCCGAACGCGACCTGGGTGGACAAGCTGCAAAGCAGCCTCACTCCAAGGGTCCCCATAAGTGCGATATGAGTAATCAAGTATACCTGTCGTGTGCGTACGAAAGGGACTGCCCAAAATCTTCTGACCCCGCACATGAGCATCCCATTGCAATTCCTGCGATTGACCACGTCGACCAACCTGGTATGCCCGCTCAGGGACAGCCCAAGGTGTATCAACGCTAAAGCCAAACGCTATCGGAATTTCGCCATTTAAAGGCGCTGTAATCAACGTCTCTAAACTCGTTATCGCCCCAAAGGTGAGTAACGATGCGGCACCAGTGGCGAATCGACTCGCAAAACCTAGAGAAAAGAAACCGTCATCGCCGATCAAGACGGCTTGCTCGAACTGCGGATCCATAACAGACCTCCTTGACCCCGAAACGTGACGTCCTAGGCACACTGGTCAGGTCGCCAACCGCTTAAGGTCCTTAGGGACCCCCATGGATACTGAAACTGAAACATCAGTATCACGTGGGAAGGGGATCACACATTCAACAACAATCTTTACCGGACCAACCGGTGGAATTGCCTGCTGTTGGAAAAATTGCCTTACGGATGACGCTACCGCGTCTAAAACCGCCGACCGCAAAGTGGAATTTAACATATGACCCGCCTTAAAGGAACTAGGACACGCGAAGGATAGTGAGCATCTGCTGAAAGACTTTGGTGGTCAAAAGACCATCAACAGCAACTTTGCCCCACTCGTACTTTCCGCACAAGGCAGCACGAACAGCGTCAAGAACCAAACGACGGTTCTCTAAAATCGCAACGATTGCGCTCTCCATGCATGCATCCTTCTCCAACAACCATTTACACGCCAAGTTGAATGATGGGTGAGTTGACGCGTTTTCTAGCTGCTGGAGCCAACGATAGGAATCGAACGATTTATCCCACCTGCGGTTTACGTCCTCATATGACATCATACCATTAAGGACACGCATAAGGGGTCGAACCCCAACGTAGGTCCCGTTAACCTTAAAATCACGTGAGTGCACATTCTGGAGAAACTGCACTTCTGACGTGGAAACGAGACTCTTTTCCACAGATAAGACCATACCGAATTCAGTCAACAGCACATCGGAAATCCGGGCTAGTGTAGTCTTATGAAGGCGATAAACGCCATCATCACCCTGAACGAGCGCATCAACAACACGCCCGCCACTAACAGTAGCAGCGTAATGCACTAGCCACAAATTCACCAGGCTGTCAATCAGGTTCGTCAACACTGAACCTGACGGGACACCACCTGACCGACCTTCACCTTCGTAAAAGCCGTTAGGTGTAAAAATCCCACATGAGCAAAACACATCACGAAGATAGTTAATATGCCCATGCCATGGCCGATCAAACCACGTCTTAATAAGATTGAATATACGTCTGATGACACCCTCAGGTATGGAGGCGTCAAATCCGGCGAAATCAATCGAGACAAGTGGTAGTTTCGAGGTACGCATAAGTCGCGTCACCGCTGCATCGACAAAATCTTTACCAGCCCAAGCACAAAAGACTTCACAATGCCTAAGTGCATTAAGAACTGGT